GTTTCACGTTTATATCCTTTTAGTTGTATAATATATATATAGGTTTAAATAGTTAACTAGATTTTAATTAAATTACACTAGTCACTCATATACATCAATTCTATACTCATACACATCATTATTATCATTTATCCACACATTACTATAGATTTACCATACCTACAACTATACAATAGATACTAATAGACATCGTTCTATCATCAACCACATAATCATTACACTAACAAACTAAAATCTAGTTATGCTAACTAAAAAACTTTCTATATATATAGACAAAATCATTCAAACTAACCTACCCTATGGGGGTATATGGGGTTCAACAGTCTCAATATATATACATTACACATACAAAACCCTTTTTTGACTATTTTAAATGAACCTTAAATTACTAAATTCTTTTTAATATTAGTTAATATTAGCTTGACAGATGTACCCATATTTCGGTACATTACATTTGTAACTGCAAAGCAGTAAGTGGAACTGCGTTACATTGTTGCTGGTAGTACGTCTATATATTAAGGATATTTGTTATGGGTTACTGGAACTATAATCATACTATGTCTGCTTCTCTTAAAAAGAGAAAGAAAGATAAAGCTGATAAAGCTCGTAGAAAGATGTTTGCTATTAGAGATTACTATAAGAGAATTGGTAAATAGCTACTTCCCTTTCTTCTTTAATGTCTTTAAAAGCCATACCACCCACTATGTAATATTATTCTCATTTATAGTTCTCCATAATAATCTCATTCATCAATGGTTGTATTAGAGAATCTATCTCTTCAAATAACCAATACCAATACTTGTTAGCATTATTAGTTCTTTTGAATTTAAAGTATTTTATATTTACATCTTGGTTATGTCTTATAAAAGTTCTCTCTATATTTATTAATAGATTGTTCATCATACTTGTTTGGAAATGAATGAATGATTTAAATTCATGGTTGTTGTTTATGTGATAGCTAATATAGTACATCAATATATTATAGATTAGTCTTTTGTCTATATTTCTAACATCTGATATAGCTTTATATGTACTTCTATTGTGTCTATTATTTGTATGTGTCTTTCCATTATATATAAATTTATTGCTAGACAAGGCTCGTGAGAGCCTAGTCGTAGCAATGTTAATAGACTTCATAGTTACTTTTGATTTTATACGGTCATCTTTATGTCCTCTATATTTATCTAATACATTACATTTGAATATAGACCTATGTAAATATTGTTGATGGTTGATAACGTCTAGTCCAACTTGTCCAAGTCTTACTCTTTTTCCTTCTAATCCATCAGAGAATAATTTATATGTGCAATTATTGCAATATATATACTTGTAAGTTAATGGTTTATTGCAATTCATACAATAGCCATTTGCCTTCTTTAGGTCTTCTTTGTATTTGTAAAGGTTTTCTTTTGTATTGAAATAAGGTATAAACATATGGTATTATAACGAATATTATTTAAGGAGAAAGACTATGATTAATATAAAAAGAGTTGAGCAAGTCATGCAAGAAGCGTATGAAAGAATGTATTCTGACTCTATGGTTGTTGAATTAACCAAGGAAAATATAACAGATTATGAGCGTGGAAGAATATCTGGAAGAATAGAAGCATTGAAGTTTCTAGCATTTGAGTTTAATAGGGTTGGTGATGATGAAGCTGAAATTATACGAGACTAGTGACTCAAATAATCTAGCATATCTATTAATCGAGATGAAAAGCGAGCTATACGACTCATTAGAAAATATAGACTTAGATAGATTTGTTAAAACACATGATTATATTTATTTATTGGTTGTAAATGATGAAATTGTTGGCTTTAGTTCATATGTAATTAGTGATAATTGTGGAATGTCTGACAAGAAGTTGATAAATAGTTTTCTGTTCATAGATAAAAGATACAGAAAGACAAAAGCATTAATGTTATTAATAAGACAAACTGGAGAAATAATTGATAAGCTTGGTATAAATGTGCAATTTCCTACTATAAATAAAGAGTTGGTTGCTATATGTGACAAGTTTGGTGCAAAAAATGTGTATAATGTTGCTGAATACTCTTTTTCTGACTATAGAATAGCTAAAAAGAGGCTCAATAAAATACTTTACAGAAAGGATTAGTATGTCATTTTTAACACCAGAAGCTCCAACAGTAGAACCAGTTGAGATAGTTCCACCAGTTGCACCAATAGAAGACGCTAGTGTTGCGTTCGCAGATGATGATGTTGATAAGAAGAAGAAGACTGGTAAAGCTAGTTTAAAACTACCATTAGCAGATACTTCTGAAACTGGTCTAAGGATTTAGACATGGGTGCTTTAGATATTACAGCCAAAGGGAGATATGATGAACTTGATTCGGACAGAGGGTCTGTCACAGACAGGGCTGAACTTTGTGCAAAGCTTACTGTGCCATATTTATTTATGGAGGAGAGTGCTACATCACAGGACGATTTAGATAGAGAATATATTTCTGGGTATGGAGCAAAACTTGTTAATCATTTAGTTGGTAAGTTTGCTTTATCTATACTTCCACCATCACAACCATTCTACAGATTGAGTGCTACCCAAGAAGCTATGCAAGAAGTATCTGGGGGAAATCCTGAAAAAGAATTTCAAATAGATAAGACACTTGCAGAAATAGAAGAAGGAATATTAAGATATATAAACAAGTCTAGGTTTAGAGCTAGTTTATATCCATCACTAAGAACTGCTATGGTAACTGGTGATAGCCTAATAGAAAAGCTAGAAGATGATACATTCAGAGTATTTAACATGAAGAACTACGTTATCAAAAGAGACTCTGCTGGTAATATTCTTGATTTAATAATACTAGAGACTCTTGACTATGACGCAGTTCCAGATGATATACAAGGCTCTATTGACGAAAAAGCAAAAGATGAGCCTGTTGATTTATATACTAGAGTGTATTTAGAAGAAGGTGTATATAAACGCTATCAAGAAATAGCTGAAGAAATTGTTGCTGGTTCAGAAGTTGATTTAAAAAATCTGTCTGATAAGTATATATCAATTAGAGGGAATAAAGTTGGTGGTGAAGATTATGGAAGAGGTTTCGTAGAGGAACATCTTGGTACATTTATATCACTCAATAAACAGCTTAAAGTATTAAATGAAAGTGCTATCGTAGCTTCTAAGACAGTATTCATGGTTAGACCTACTGGTATGGCTAAGGATAAAGATTTTGTTGATGCTGCAAATGGTGAGGCAATTATTGGTGCTGAAGAAGATATAGGAACAGTTAAATCTGGTAAAGCGTATGACCTTCAAATAACTAAAGAATTAGTTCAAGATATGAAAAGGGAATTAGCTGAAGCTTTTTTAATGGGTAGTGCTTCTATTCGTGACGCAGAAAGAGTTACTGCACATGAAGTTCAATTAGTTGCAAGTGAACTTGAAGCTAGTTTTGGTGGTATTTATACAGCAATATCAGAAGATATACAATTACCATTGGTTGAAAATGCAATGGAAACTTTAGATATTGATGGAGGTGATGACATAGATATAATCATTACTGCTGGTGTTGAAGCACTTGGTAGAAATGTTGAACTATCTAAGATAAATAACTTGATAGGTGAGCTAGGCATGTTGGCTAATCTAGTTGGAGCAGAAAAGATTGCTAGTGAAGTTAATGTTCCTGCTTTCTTATCAGCAATGGTTTCTAATTCTGGTGTTGCAAGTAAAGACTTCTTGCTGAGTCAAGTACAATCTCAGAACAAGAAAAAGAAAGACCTAACAGAAGAGGCAATTACTGATGGTGTAAAAACTGCTTCTGTTGAAGCTGGCAAAAATGTTGCCACGCAACAATAAGGATAATATTATGAATATTAAATTTGAAATTGGTAGAAGTCACGATATGGATACTACTAAAACAAAAAAAGAAAAGAAAGATAAAGCTCCAACTGAAGCTGAATTAAAAAAGATTGCTAATGCAGAAGAGAAGACTCGTCTTCAAGGTATTTTAACTGAAGCTGGTGTTGAATTTAATGGAACTCTTGGAGTTACTAAACTACAAGCACTTGTAGATGAATTAGAAAAAGACCCAGAAGAGTAATTTTCTGCGTGGTTGTTGGCTTTATTAGTCTTTCTCTAACAACCATTGCAAGTTAAATGAAAGATTATACTTAATTAATAGAAGGACTAATATGTTAAATATAAAAAATTTATTCCATACGTTTATGGAAGAGGCTAATGATAATGGTAAGGATTTACCTGCTGGTGAAGATAATACTGAAGAGACTCAAGACAATGACGCTCAAAAAATTATAGATGAAGTCAATGGTGAAAAAATAGATGAAGAAGTTGAGCTTCCATCTGACAGTAAGTCTGGTGATGGTGAAAAACTATTTGCTGAAAAATACAAAACTATTGATGAACTAAAGAAAGGTATATCTGGATTAAAGTCTGAACTGCCTGACTATGTTATTGATGGAATGAATGATGAAGCATTAGAGAAGCATTATGTTGAGTTGAGAAAAACATTTAGCAAAAAAGATGATAATAATAAAGATAGAAAGTTTGTTAAAGAAGAAGTAAAAGAAAATAAAGATGATAAGCCAGATGATAAGAAAGTAGAAGTTACTGGACTATGGAAAGCTCTTGAAAATGATTTTAAAACAACAGGAACTATATCTACAGAAATGTATGATAAGTTTGAAGAATTGGGTATCCCTTCTGATATTGTTGATGGATATGCAGACAAAATACATAGTGAACAAGTTGACTTTACAAATAAGATTTATGAAATGTCTGGTGGTCAAGAACAATATGCTGAAATAAAGGACTGGGCTGAAGATGGAAACATACATCAATCTGAATTAGACGCTATTGCTAAAATGCCATATGACGCAATGCTAAGTGCAATGAGTGGAATTAAAGCAAGATTCGATATTGCAAACAATAAAAATACGGAAGAACACAAAAAAGAAGAAACAAGAATAACTGGTGATACTAAAAAAACATCAAGTGGTTCTTATACAAGTCAAGAATCTTATATGAAAGATGTTGCTAATAAGAAATATGGTCAAAATAGAGCATATACAGAAGCAGTAGATAGAAAGTTTGAAAACTCTAAATTCAAATAGAGCTTGACAAACTCCCCTTTTTTTACGTATCATTAGGTTAAGATTTTATATCGCTGATATAACTTAACCTGAAATTGTAAGCCCAAAACTTACACATGCCAGATACCTAAGCTATTCTAAATAAGTAAAATCATTAAAAAAATTTAACTTAAAGGTGTCTATTATGGCAACAATTTCTACAAAATCAGGTTTGGCATTAAAAATTTATGCTGAAACTCTTGCTTCTTTTGAACGCAAAAATATATTCATGGAGCTTATCACTAAGCAAACTATTGACTCTGGGAAATCTGCTCAGTTCATTATAAATGGTAGAGGTTCTGAATCTTCTATTGACCCTGCAACTGGTTTACCTAATGGTACTGCTGGATTAATTGATGGTGGTGTTCAAACTCATACACTTGGAGCTAACCAAAGAGATGGTGCTTCTCAAATGGTTGTTACTGAGAGAACTATTCTTATTGAAAGACCTATATTTGTTCGTAAGAAACTATATAACTTTGAAGAGAAGATGGCTCACTATAACATTCGTTCTATGATTACTGGTCAAAATGGTTCTACTCTTTCTAACTTTATGGATAGACGTGTTCTTATCGAGCTTGACTTAGCAACAACTGTTGTTGCTACTGATACTCAGTATGCTTCTGGTGCTGTATTTGAAACACTGATTACAACTGGTGCTACTGCTGAAGCTAAAGGTGACGCTATTGTTGAAGCTATCTTTGCTGGACTATCTATTCTTGATGGTAAAGACCAAATTGGTGAACAAAGATACTTTGTTACTAACAACACTAACTATTACAATCTATTACTTTCTCAGAAGGCAGTAAACCGTGATTTTAATGCTGGTGACAATGGTTCAATCGCTGATGGTGATGTATT